ACCTGGGCTTTTTCGCTTTTGTCGTCAGCGTGCTCAAGCAGTACTAAAGCTTTTTGCAGTGTTTCAACGCAGCCCACCGAAGAAGCGAGTGGGTGACCTTCTTCATTTCGAATCAGGTGCAGACCAGCAAACTTGAACCATTTGGCATGAACCTCTTCATGCAAACGCCACTCTTTTTCGACCTTCTCGAATACCTGGCTAAAGTACGGCTCTACACTGCGACCTTCTACAGACTCTTTCTCTGCCCACTGCAGAACAAAATCAGCACAGACAGTTCCCCAGTCTTTTCGACGCCAGCCCTCAGGAAGAGGCAAGCCCAAATCGATAGCTTTGAAACACCAGTCGATTGCCAATTCAAGTTCTTGGATATCGAACAACCACACGATCATGTCGCTGAAAATAGGGTTCGAATAAACGTCACCATCTTCTAGGTATTTTTCGATATACGGCTTGTACTTAGGCACCAATACAGAGCGTTTATGTTCCACTCGATGAGCAAGTGCGTTAAAACCTTTTAAGTACTTGCGGTTTTTTTCGAACTCGATGAGCTTTAAATGAAGGCTATAGGTGTTTACCACTTCAACATTCATTGGCTCTTGTTCGGCTTTCATCTGCGCCAACTTATGGCGCATTGCTGGGGATAAGTTCATAGCTATCGATTACCTTCCGTTAGGCAGCAGGTTTAGGCGCGATATGGACTTTCGCTGGGTTATAAGCAGCAAAGGCTTCCAGAACACCCACGGCATAACCTTCCATACGCCAGTAAGCGTTTTCAAACTGCTTGCGGTCTTCTTCATGCTTCGCTTTTCGCTGGGTAGTACCATGCTGCGTCAGCACTTGCAGGTTGGTAGGAATAGTCACAACCATCGCATTATCTGGAATGAACGGCGGCACATAAGCAGGACGGCCAGCGATAGACTTATCCAGTTTTTGTGCAGCGATTTGCTCTGTTGGCGTGTCGGCTTTGCTGTACGTTTTGTACTGCGCCGCACCAACTAGACCTGAACCAACATAAACAGTTAGGCGTGGGTCATTGCGGAATGCTGGGTGAATCTGGTTGTTGATGATGTCCGATGCCATCGCATCAAGCGTTTTGTAATCGCCAGCGTCATCAAAATAGACATCTTCATCAACGATTTGTGATGGCTTTTTCTCTAACACGTACTGATACCAACCTACGTTGACATCCTGACCAAGTGGGTTGGTCGTTGGGTTAGTTGTTGCAGCAGCATACACACCATTCCAACCAACACGAATGATATCGAGTGCGAACATCTGGTTAGAGAATTCAGTCAGCAGTTTCATGAACTTGCCACGACCGCCTTGGTTAGCCCACTGACAAAGCATTGCCCAAGTAATTGCAGCACATGAGTCTGTTTCAACTAGCTTGTATTTATGACCGCCAACACCAAGTTGTTTAGTGAAACGACCATCAGCTTTACGACCGGTATACAGACCGCTAACGCCAACATCGACCACTTGACCTTCGATTTGGTCAACGGTTGTTACCGTGATCATTTTTAGAAACTCTGCCGATTCGACGATAGCCGCACGCAGCTTAGTTTCTAACTGAGGTGATACATTGAACAATTGAGCCACATTGGTGACACCATAACTCTGCGCTAACTTCTGCGCGAAATGGTCCATGTTGTCACGGGCTGATTGAGTAAGAATCTGCGACATTACGCGATCTCTCCTAATTTAGTTAATTCAGTTAGCCAAGTTCTGCGGTTTAAACGGGGCTGTAATCGTCACCGTTACCAGCGTCATTAGGCTCTTGACCTGGTACTTCTTTCGAAAGTTGGTTGAACTTAGTTTCTAAGCCGTCTACTTTTTCCAACAATGGTTTTAGCTGCGCTTCCAAAGTGGTAGAAAACTGCTCTACCGTTGCACCTGCATTCTGTTTATCAGGCGTTTCTGGTGTTTCGCTTTGCTCTGGAGTTGCTTGCAAGTTGAACTCTTCTTTCAGTTCTTTTTTGAACTCGCCTTTGAACGCAGAAAACTGCTCTTTCAGTGCTGCTTTTAGTTGCTCTTCGGTCACTTCGGTGTCCTCTACTTTTGATGGAGTTTCTGGCTCTTCATCGCCAGAAGAGAAAAATTCATTGAATGCCGCAAAAAAGCGGTCTTTCTTGGTGAAACAGGCTGAGAAGTCGATTTCTTCAAGAGCACTGCATTCAAGTTCGGTGGTTTCGCCTTGCTTACGAGAGAATTGAAGGAGCGATGTACCTGTGGAGGCTGGGGAGTCAGTCGCAGCTAGGCCCATTAAATAGCAACGCCCTTCGCCCTTGTAATCGGGATTTGGTTCAATAGATGTAAATAGCTTTTGCTTTTTACGATTGGCTTCTAGCATGTAATCGTTAGGCTCAAGCTTTGCG